TAAAATAGCCGAAGAAAAAGAAAATGGATTCGGCAAGGGTAGACCTAAAGGAGCAGTAAACAAGTCTACTAAGGTCGTAAGAGAGGCTATTGCAGAGCTATTGAGCCGTAATAGTCAGTATATGGACAGATGGCTACAGAGGGTCGCAGAGGGCGATGAAGTCTTAGGCATGAAGCCTGATCCTTACAAAGCATTGGACATTATGCTGAAGATGAGTGAGTACCATATACCTAAGCTGGCTAGGACAGAAGTAACGGGCAAGGATGGGGAAGCTCAAGAGATGGTTATCAAGTGGGGAGGAAAGAAATGAGTTACAAGCCGACTAACTGCCCTATGTGCAGCGCATTTCTGGTCAATAGTAAGTGTCTGAACTGCGGGTATCAAAAGACTGCATGACAGAGATTTTAATCCCGTACACACCTAGAGTTCATCAGGTAGATTTGCATGAGGCTATGGACAGCCACCGATTCGTTGTCGGAGTTATGCATAGACGTTTCGGGAAAACTGTCGCAGCGATCAACCATCTAATCAAGTCAGCCATAGAGTGTGACAAGCCGAATCCTCGGTTTGCTTACATAGCCCCAACATACGGACAGGCTAAACGTATTGCTTGGGATTACCTGCTGGAATACACGAGACCACTAAATGCAACTGTCAACATTGCTGAGTTACGGGTTGATTTTTATGGGCGTCGCATTAGTCTTTATGGGTCTGATAATCCCGATTCTCTTCGTGGTCAGTACTACGACGGAATTTGCCTTGACGAAATTGGCGACCAGAACCCTAAAATTTGGAATGAAATCCTACGCCCAGCCTTGGCAGATCGTCTTGGCTGGTGCTTGTTCATTGGTACTCCTAAAGGCAATAACCATTTCGCTGAACTAGCGGACAGAGCCAAGACTGAGGAAGGCTGGAAGTTCCTAGAGTTCAAGGCTAGCCAGACTGGAGTTCTACCTGACTCAGAGTTAAAGGCTGCCTATCGAGAGATGGGTGAGGACAGGTATAACCAAGAGTTCGAGTGTTCCTTTAACGCAGCAGTTGAGGGGTCTTACTATGGCAAGCTCATTAACGATCTTGAGAGCAATGGTCGTGTTAGCGACTTTCCTACTGACGGTCTGTGCCGTAGCTTTGCTGCTTGGGATTTGGGCATGGGTGATTCAACTGCGATATGGGTTGCTCAGTTGGCAGGGAAGGAAGTCCGACTTATCGACTGCGTAGAGAATCACGGGGTTGGACTGGACTGGTATGTCGGCTGGTTGAAGGATAACGACTATGGGAAGTTTGACCAAATCCTGCCGCATGACGTACAGGTTAGAGAACTCGGAACAGGCAAGAGCCGTAAGGAAGTGCTGGAGGAAGCTGGACTTAGCATCACAGTCGCTCCGAGACTTAGCGTTGCCGACGGGATACAGGCTGTGCGACGTATGTTGCCGAGATGCTGGTTCAATCCGAGAACAAAGAACGGACTAGATGCGCTACGGAACTACCGTCGAGAGCATGATGAGCGTAGACAGATATTCTATGAGAAGCCTTTGCATGACTGGTCTAGCCATTACGCAGACGCATTTAGATACCTAGCGATTGGTCTTGACGAGACAGATACTTCATGGCAGACAACATTGCCAATTTCGACTAAATGGATTGTATAATGAGCAAAACTTAGGGGTTTGCTATGAAGATGGACGAAGGGCAGATCAAGAGTATTCTTGAGAATGAAATCGACAATGCGATTGGCTATGTCGATACCGAGACTACCGACCAACGTGCTAAGGCACTAGAGTATTACCTGCGTTATCCCTATGGCAACGAGGTAGAAGGTCGCAGCCAGATTGTTACCGGCGAGGTAGCAGAAGCTATTGACGGAGCATTGCCACAGCTTATCCGAGTCTTTACGACTACAGAGGATATTGTCTCTTTTGAGCCTCAGACTCCAGACGATGAGGAGTCATCACGACAGGCTACAGACTACTGTAATTGGGTCTTTTACCGTGAGAACGACGGTCTAATCATCCTGCACAACTGGTTCAAAGATGCGCTGATGCAGAAGGTTGGCGTAGTCAAGGCGTATTGGGAAGCCAAAGAGGATGTCAACAAGGAAACTTACAAGAATCTGACTGAGGATGAGTTAGCTCTGCTCTTGAGTGATCCGAGCATTGAGGTGACTAGCCAAAAGGTTGAGATGCTTGATGGTGGCATGGATATGATGGGGATGCCTATTCAGATTCCTATGTACACGGTCAAGGTCAAGACGGTTAAGAAGTACGGCTGTGTGAAGATTGAGAACGTACCGCCGGAAGAATTCCTGATTAGCAAGTCTGCACGAACCATTGAGGATAGTCCGTTCGTAGCTCACCGTCGTTTGATGACGCGATCAGAGCTAACGGCTATGGGGTTCGATAAGGACATTGTGGAAGGTTTGCCTAGCTATGATGACCTTCAGTACACTCCTGAACGAGTAGCTAGGTTTTCTCAGGGTGAGCAGCCGGATGAGAACATCAGCCTTGATTACACGATGCAGGTGGTTGAGGTCTACGAGTGCTACATCCATATCGACGTTAATGGCGATGGTATAGCCGAGCTACGCAAGATTACCTATTCTGGCAACGAAATCCTAGACGATGAGGAATGTGACCTAGTTCCGTTCCACAGTCTCTGTCCTATCCCGATTCCGCATAAGTTCTTTGGTCAGTCGTTGGCAGACCGGACTATGGACATCCAGCTAATCAAGTCTACTGTTACGAGACAGATGCTTGATAACCTGTATCTGACGAACAATGCTCGTCTAGGCGTAGTTGAGGGTCAGGTTAATCTGGATGATGCGCTGAACGCTACTCCGGGTGGATTGATCCGTATGAAATCCTCTGGTGCTATCGTTCCGGTAGAGGTTCCTGCGGTAACGGCTCAGGCTTTCCCATTGCTTGAGTACATGGACTCGGTTCAGGCTAAACGGACAGGTGTTAATGACCAGCAACAGGGTCTTGATCCAGATGTGCTGAACAATGTTTCCGCTACGGCTATTGCTGCGATGATGAAGTCTAACTCTGGCAAGCTGGAGTTGATTGCTCGTATCTTCGCTGAGACAGGCGTTAAGAGTCTGTTTAAGGGGATTCTGCACCTATTGGGCAAGTATCAGGATCAGGCAAAGATTGTCCGTATGCGTGGCAAGTTTGTGACGTTTGACCCTCGGACTTGGACTAACCAGTACGACGTAGCCATTAACGTAGGTCTTGGAAGTGGCGATAGAGAGCAGAAACTAGCTATGCTCCAGATGATTATGGGCAAGCAGGAGCAGATTCTGACTCAGTTCGGCGCAAGTAATCCGCTGGTTAGCGTTGCTCAGTACCGAGATACATTGGCTCGAATGATTGAAGCGTCTGGTTTCAAGGATGCTAACGCTTTCCTTAACGAGATTTCTCCAGAGTTGAACGAGCAGTTGTCTCAGCCACAACCTCCAGCACCAGATCAACAGGCTGAAGCCACTAAGATTTTTGCTGAGGTAGAGCGAGAAAAAACACAGGCTAAGGCAGAGATTGAGGCTGCGAAGCTAGACCTAGAACGTCAGTCGTTAGAGGCTGAGTTTACCCGTAAGGGCATGGAAATGAGCATGAAAGCCCAACAGCAAGAGGCTGACATGAAGATTCGTGAGGCTGAGTTAGCGGTTAAACAGCTACAGGCTATCTTAGCGATGGACTTGGCTGACGAGGATACGAGAGCTAAACAGGCTGATATTGTCCTGAAGGCGATCAAAGAGCTAGGGAATCTGACAGCGTGAACGGACTTCTACACGACATGATTCAGCAGGGTATAGCCTCGTATGGGGCTAGATACGCTGAGAGTCCTAGTGAACCGTTATCGATGAAGGGTAAGGGCTATTTTGGTCTGTTGCCTAGCTCAGAAGGTGTCTCGACTGAAATCTCGGCTACTAACGATCAGGGTATGAGTTATCCGTTGCTGGTTCCTACCCTAACGCAAGAGGAAGTTAATTACCTGCTACAAGGTGGTCC